TCTCCTATAGGTTTGGGTGAATGTGCCCTACGAAACCAACGATGTACCTCGGTGTCTTCGTAGTCGGGTCTGGTGACCAAGAAAGACCCGTCTCCTGAGTCAATGAAGTCACTACCCCTTCATCGAAGAGTGCCCCTTCGCCGACATTCTCCAAGACTGAGCAAGCTTCAGCGATCAAGTCGAACGCGCTCATCTTAGTCTCGCCCCAGGCCTCAATAGATACTCTGACTGCGTGCAGCCAGCCCCTTACCTGCGGCGTGCCCCCAGCAAGAGTAACCCTGATCCTCGGTAGCTGCGCGTCTGGCGGCAGTTCCGTCGACGCGCAGTTGGCCCCCGCCAGCGCCTCTATGCTAGCGCTATCGTTGAGTATCCCCACGACGACTGCCTCAAAGTCCGGTATTCTGCTATACGCCATTAGTCCTTACCCCCGTTTCTTCCACCATTATTTCCAGCAATCATTCCAGCGCTGATACGTGCCGCAAGCTCGCTTGTATTCTGCTCGTGCGTCTTTGAGTACAGCGGCTCCCACTCTCCGCCGTTAGCATTTGCAACACTCTCGGCTGACTTGCTAAGCACAAAGCGCGGCCCCTTCGCGATGCTTCCGTATTCAACCCACACAGCCTTGAAGTCCGTGTTAGCCACGATTCCTACCGATCCTTTATACTCGCTACCGTCCGGGTCACCCTTTATCTTGACCGGCTTACCGTCTTCGCCCTTTACCGTTGGAGCATCGATCAGCCTATTGACAGTCCCTCGACGTCGACGATTTCGTCTCTCATTGTATGTATCCTGGAACTCTCTTCTTATCTCCATCGACGTCGTAGCCTGCGAAGTAAATAACCGGGCGTAGTAACCCTCGTCATAAGCCACCGCCTGCGCGAGCGCAGTTGCCTGCGTTTCCACCTGTTTTGCTAAGTCCTCTACGTATGCACGCAGCTGCGTTGATCGACTAAGCGCAGACCAAACCACATCAAAGTCGAACTCAACGAACTCGAAGCCACCCGGTCTACTCACGCTTCAACCTTTTGTACCACTATTTCGTAGTGATGTAACGCGCTCTGAGCGTATCTCGGCAGCGGGTCACCAACCACGCGCCAACGAACACCCCCCAACATCTAGCTCGTCAAACGGCAAGATGCCTGGATAAGAAGTGTACGCACGTGCGTTCGTTACCGTTGAGTTAGCATCGTCCATTGGTTCGCTTGATGATCCCTCATCGATCCTGATACGCACCCCAGATGCCTCCAGCTCGAAGTCTCTTTCCACGTTTCCATAGCGGTCCACGCTACCAGTAAGCCTGTATAGCGCAGCCGTTTTATTTAGCATTCCATTGAAGCTCACAGCGTCACCCGATACGCATCTAGTGCTGCCTGCTCATTAGCTCTTAGCACCGGTGATGGGTCTCCGTAGGTCACTGAGTAGCTTCCGATTGTCTCCTGCTTGATACCGCTCGATCCGTCGACCACACGACCAGCCAGCGCCAGCACGACCCCCACTATTCCGCCTGGAACCGTTGCATAGCCGTGGTTATAAACAACCTCGATTGATCCCGGTAGCACCGGCCACAGAATGCCATCCGTACGGCGCACCCAGCCCTTCTTACTCCAGCGGTACTTAGAGTTGTCAAGCAGCTCGCCCTCAACCTCGATCGAGTCGATACCGTTTACCGGCATAGCAGGCAGCATCAATGTGTGTGTGCCCGGCCCATCAAGAACCACGGTATCGTTGAGTATCTGCGAAATGCTATGCCCACAGTATGCTCTTGCTATGTCGCTAGCTATTTCCAATGCCTGTTCTGCAGCCGCATTGTCCTCTACCGGCCTACCTAACCAAGCCTCGAGGGCAGCTACATCCGCTAGGCTACTCATCGCTAGCCTCTGGAGCTGCTTCCTCCTCTGCGGGCGCGCTAACCGTCTTTACGATCGGCGCAGCAGTCTTCTTTGTCTTGCTAGGCTTAGCGGCCTTATTCTTCTCAGGCAGCACCGGCTTTAGCTCAACCTCTTTCAGCCCCAGCCGAGTCGCCTCAGCTTCTGGCAGCCGAATGAAGGTTCCCGGCTCAGTTTCTACAACTACCATCGTCATCTCTGTCTCCTATGTCTCGGTTTACTATACGCAAACGACCCGGCGAAGGTTGGCCTTCGCCATCCCTCGACCGGGCCGTCTAAAGCGTCTGGACTACGCAGTCAGGTCGACTGTGCAGAACGCTTCTGGGTGCAATACACCGAACGCTGCGCGAGCTGANGCAACAAGAGCTACAAGACCCTTGATTGCGTAGTCGGAGTGTTGTGGGTACATTGACACTGTGAGCGGCTGGCGCTCCCAGACGATTGCCTTACGGAAGTCGCCTACGATGGCGTTTCCAACAGGCACAGCAGATGATACGACACGTGGGAGACCCCAGATCGTAGGGATAGATGCTGTTGCGGGCCCACCGAATAGGTAGGTGTCGTTAGCATCAAGCAGAAGATCGATCTTCTCATTATCCTCCGGGTGAACCAGTACGGCTGATGCGCGGCTGTTGCCTACCGTCTCGACCTTACGGATTGCCTTACGGATTGATGTGATGAGATCTGTATCGTAGGCCTGTGCCTGGACGTAACCGGTATTGAAAATACCAGTCATGTTTTCGCCAAGTCCGTTGCCGTTGATGATCTGATCTTCGAGCTCTTCCTGTACCGCGTAGGTGAGGAAGTTGTTAGCGATTGTCTCAAGCTGCGCAGCGTCCGCTAGAGCNCGTGTCGAAGCTGGGATGAACGTACGCACATCCTTGACAACCGCAGTGTCCTTGATGAATGTCAAGGTTGATTCTGCAGCCGGGTCTCCTTCGGCGATCGGTGCCGCTGAGTTTACTGACTGGCCCGCAGTGATGCGCATTGCGCGTGCGAACTCNACAGCGTCAGACGATGTTGATCCGATCGTTACAAGGTTTAGGGCATTGAGACCACCACGGCCATACGCAATACCAACCGGAGCATAGCGGTCATTTGTAACCATCGCTCCTGCTGAAGTATCGGAAGATCCGAGTAGTGTTGCCTTGATTCCACCAACAGATACTGATGGTGAGTTGGTCAGCGACTTGGCATCCGGTANACCGTTGCGTGTAGCGTCGTTGATCCAGTTCTTGAATGCTGGGTCTGCAAATAGCTTAGCGCCCGGTGTGCGAGCTGTTGATGTAGGTGTTGTTTCAACCTTAGCATCAGCCAGTTCTGTTCCGAGTGCGTCTACGGCCTTGCGGAGCTCAGCATCTGCTTTGACGGCCTTAGCGCCAGAGATTGCAGCCTCTACAGTTTCGCGCTCTTCTGTTGTAAGTGCGCGACCCTCAGTTGCTGCAGCTTCTGCAAGCTGCTTAGCCTGTTCGATCAGGTGCTTCATAGTGTTTTCTCCTATGGGTAGGTTTAGAGATCGGCATCAAGCTCGGCGAGCTCAATGAGTGTTACAGCGATCCCCGGATCCATCCCCTGCTCCTCGGCCTTGACCTCAATAGGTTCCTCGGACTTGGCAGGCTCTGCCGGTGTATCGAGCGAACTAAGAACCTCATCTAGCATAGCTTTTGCCTGCGCTATCAGGTTTTCGTTCTTCGTAGACAAGGTGCGCCCCGCCTTCGAGTTCTCAACTTCAATGGCAGCNACCGCCGCCTTAGCCGCAATAAGCTGCGTTGCNGGGTTTGCCCCCTTCAGCGTTGGTCCGGCCTCCAGGATGTTTAGCTCAAGCAGCTCATTGATCCCGTCAGCCCCTTTCTGCTCATTGATAATGTCATACGCGAAGCTGAACTCATTGACCACCCGTTCTGCCAGCAGCGTACGTACGGTCTGTGCTCTCGGTGTATCGAAGAAAGCTCCTCGGATTAGCAAGCCAGCTTCGGTCTCCTCAGCGCTAAGCGTCTTACCAATGAAGGACTCGGCGTTGCCCCAGTCGTGCGACCACACAATAGGTAGGTTCTTCCCAGCAGCTGCATACGCCGCAAGACTCTTTCCAAATGCCCCCGGCATAACCCGATCGCCCACTAGGTCCGTGTTTCCAAATACGCTAACTAGCGCCGTGAACTCGCCGTTCGGCGCTTCCTCAGATGCTATGGCCTTGACCTCAATGGTGTCGACCGGGAATGATTTTACGTTCATTTGTCTGGTACCCTCCTTCATAGATGATGTGCCCTCTTCCTCTTCTCCTTCAATACGCCCAGCCAGCGATTCCGCCCAGGCGCGGCCCGGATCTCCGCCCCANAACGCCCAAGCTATTCTACCAGCNGAAGGATAACCCTCTTCCCCCCTAGACCAGCCCTGACCCTGCTTGTCCACTTCGTGNCGAGCGAAATAACTAACCATTCGGCGTATTGTATCTTCCGACAGACGACGTCCGTTTGAGATGTCGCGAGCTCTCGCCACCCCGATCTCGGTTCCTCCGCGTTTGTACTCCTCCCGCCAACGCAAGCCCCGTAGAGCCTCCTCCTGCGCAGCNTCGGGTGCTACGAAGTCNCCCTCATCAAGCTTGANCGACCTCTCGCCGCCAACTGGTATTCCTTCNTCTAGNGAAATGGCAACCATCTGCTCCAGAGCATCTTCACGGGATTCGTGGCAACCAATAACCTCACCATCTTCTTTTTCAACAGCCCAACCCGCGCACTCTGGGTTATCATTAGTCACAAAGTACGGCATACTAGTCTCCGAAGTCGCAGATACACGCGCAGTTAGCCGTCTCATCAATGTCCAAGTCCGGGTCACCCGGCCATCTTGCGCCATTTGAGAAAGTCTCACCCATAGCAACCGTCTCGCCGTTCATGGCTGCGTGCGATGCTCTAGGATTTCCCGAAGTCACGATCCAGGTCTTGGTACCCCTGTTGTTTGAGTACGCGCTTTCATTCCGGGCAAAGTTCGCTACCGACCCAGCAAGCGTGAAGCCAGCAGAGATCACTTCGTTCTCTGTCATCTCGTCAAACAAGCTATCCATAGCATCGAGCGCGTCGCCGTCTTCATCTAGTTCGCTCAGTGATCGCTGGATTCTCTCCTCCGTTGATCGGTTTACCTTCTTGGCAGTTGATAGCGCTACAGCAGCTAACCAGTTCTCAGCATTNTCTATGTCCCAGCTCCCGACAGTGGAAGCTGAGTTCTTCGCAGTCTTTCGCATAGCCGGCAGCAAGTCCTTAGCAAGCTCCTTATCGAAGCGTTGCCTATCGAACAGCTTACCCGGCTTAGCCTTTACCTCAACCAGTTCGCTCTTTTGAGCTCCGAGTCGGCTCAACACAGCGCGACGTTGCCGGTTCAGATTAGACTTGAAAATGCTGTTGAACTCCTCTGTTGCCTCATCTCTGATCTGCACATAAGTATCGCGACCTAGCGCAGACTTCGCCATTGGCATCGGCGCAGATCGTGTACCTAACAGTCTGCTGTCGGGCACGCTGTCCTGAGGATTGGCCTGACCACCTACCAACACGTTTAGCGGTGTCACCAGCTCGTCGCCACCTTCAATAGCTGTTAGGTTTAGTCGCGCACGTGCTTCATTTCGTGTCAAGTAAGGTGCCCCCACCGAAGCCTGCAACACAGCCGCCTGTTCNTCGAAGCTTCCTTTCAGCTTATCCGCGAGCATGAACTCGTAGTATGCGTCCGGTTCGTCGAACTCATAAAGCAGTTGCGCCTCGAGCTCTTCCTGAATAAGTGTCAACCACGGCGCTAATGCGTTCTGATACAGTTGTCTGTTCTGTTCTGTCAATGAGGCATACGTTGATGTGCCAAGACCAAGTAGACCGATGGGCACGCCGAAAGCGCTGGCCACGATCTCCCTAGCTAGCTGAGCAGTTTCAAGATACTGCGCGTCACGTGGCGAGAAGGTCTCCAGTGGCTTAGCAACCATTCCCTCCTCCAACACCGCAGTCTTTCCAGAGTTCTTAGCTCCTGTGAACGACGCGTCCCAGTCGGCCCGGAATCTAGATCTCGCCGTGTCTGACCACTGCGGTGCTCCAAGTGGTCTCTCAATAACCAGCGAAGCCCTAGCGCCTTGTCGCCACAAACCCTCTCGATGCTCAGCAGCCGCATACTGCTCAGCCAACAGCTGCCTAAGTGTTTCCAGTGGCGACAACCCCTTACGAGGGTCTTTCGGGTCATAACCGTGAATGTGGATAACTTCGTCCCTAGTAAACCGAACCGTCTGTTCCTTACCAACGATCTCGTACCCGTCTGGACGCAACCAGTTAGTACCGATAGGTTTTACCATTGTCGGCGGCACCCGCACCAGCGCGATCCGCCCATCTTCGTGACGTACCTTTACTCGTATCGCCTCATCAAAGATACACAGATCCTTGACAAGCGCCTCCATCCATCTTGATCTTGTCGTGTAGATGTCTGGACGCTCAATAGTATCTGTTACCGGACTACCCGTGATTCTCTCTCGCTGGTTGTCACCCAAGCGCCGATAAGCGTGCAGCGGTATCTGCGAGATGTTTCTCGCCAAGAAGTCAATAACCGTACGTACTTCGTGCTGGCTCTTATACAGCTCTGCGTAGTCGACCATCCTATCGTCAAATAGCCGTATGCTCCCGCCCAGGATTGCAGGGATAGGGGAAGTTGGTCGCACATTGAGCAGCCCGTCCCCGTTCTGAACGATTGCCATTACTGATTACCCCCCGATGATCTGTACGAACTCGATGTTACTCTTCTCAATAAGTATCTCGCCCGGTGCGGACGTTGCTTCCGCCCCAGGTTCGATGTACTCAGCTCTCTGCAGTACAACAAGCTGCCCAAGCTCCTTTACCAGAAAGCCGCGAAACGCAGCACCCGATTTCAGGTTTACTAGTACCTGCTTACTGTACGCAAGCTTCTTGTATGAACTAAACAACCGAGTTTACTCGCAGTCCCATACGAGGTACGTTATAACTGAACCCCCAAGAGTTTGAGATGTTGTTGTCTAGCGTCCCATTTTGGAAGTCGAAAGTTGACCAGTCTTCGCTTCCATTGTATAAACCCGCAATAGCAGTCATGTAAGGAGCGACCGAGTCTGGTACTCCCAAGCTAAAGTACGGATCGGTCAGTCCGCCGTACTCCATTGCCCAACTACCTAAGTTACCAGCCGCAGGATTTACAGGTCCGTATGCGAACCCAAACCAATGTAGGGTATTCGCTTCGATCGTTGTTGTTGTCGCAAGAGTGAACTGCGTATTGGTGCCGCCGCCACTGTCGCTTGGTGCAATGGTGAAGTAACCCAGGTCTTTATGTAGGTTGTTGGGATTTCCTGCTTCATTGCTGTTATAGATGTAGCCACGAACCTTTAGCCCACCGTTTCCTTGCGTGCTTGGCGGGTTGTACTGTTGCCCGACAATGAACTTATTGATCACCACATCCGATGCGAA